TTATTATAATATATTATATTTAAGTTGATTACAAATATAATATCTTTACATATAGGGAAAGGATTAGTGCATTTAGTGCATTTAGTGCGTTTTTTATCAATTTTCCAAAAAGTCCCCATGAGGAATAATGAATATTAAAACTTTCCCAAAAAATGGAAAAAAACGCAATAAACGCACTAAATGCACTAATTTATTTGATCCAATTGCAAATCATTTTATCTTTGGAAATTCCGCCACCCTGCATTTCAAATGTTTTTTCAATGAATGCGATAAAATCGGGCAAGTCAAAATACATTTGAGTAAGCATTGTAATCCGCAGAAGCACCCATCGCCCACACGTACTAACACCCTTCTTCAGTTCCTGCAATTTCTTCTTGTTGTAAATACAAGTCCATCCCCTGTGCGTCGCCTCAATAAACAAATTCGTCAAATATCTTACATCTTGTCCTAACATCTTGTTCTTCATTTTGGAAATGAAAGAGAGTTCCCCATCGGGTTTAATTCCATACGGATCAAACCATTCAATGACTTTTTGGTAGCGTAGAATGCAACACCAATGCCCCGAATCCACATTCTGTTCTATCAGAATAATTCTGTAATCCACATCTTCGGGCAACAACTCCTCAATCGTTCTGTAATTTGCTAATTCACTATATTTCAAAATCTTCTTTGACCCAGCGTCTAAATATCTGTCAATGTCTTCGCCTGTAATCTGATAGTTGAGATTTGTTCCTGCCATCTTTTCGGTTGCCATTTAAGTAACAACAGATTAATTTATTCGCTCAAGAACGGAATTATAAGGCAACCAAGCATCCTTCAAATTCTCTGCTGTTTCAAACCCTGCGAAAAAGTCGCCTGACGCTTCCAGTAGCAAACATATCTCGTCTTCATCAATGACCCCATCACGAAATGCAGTCGGAAGCAACTTAATATATTTGCTCTGCCAGAATTCAAAGTCTTCGTACATCTCGTTAGATGCAACAGGTTCAGTCAAAAATTCGGTTCTACATCTTTCAAAATGATCCGTGATAACTTCCGACCACGCTTCCACATTCTTCTTAAACAGCAATTTATCTAAATCCACCAGTCTAAAACCCAACTCTTCCTCGTCTTGATGCATGCATTGCTTAATGAACTGCTCCTCTGTCTGTAAGAAATGTTGCACTCCCAAAAACTCTTCGGCATCCCAAATTTGTTTTGCTAAACGATATGTCGGCGACTGATTCATATATAATGTTTAGATTATATTTTAAATGTTTAGGAATAATCTAAATCCGCAATTAGTATTTAAATAAAATGTTATTACAGATATATAAGACAATGGTACATTATCACGAAGACTTTTTACAAGGAACGAAGGCACAGCACGAAATATTTTCCGATATTGTCAAATACTTTAGTGAATACGACATTTCAGGCGACATCGTGGAAAATACAGGCGAATATGCAAAATACGATTACGAGAGTGATGATGCCGTGTTTGAAGTGAAAACTCGCTTTGACGTTGCACGAACAACTTACAAGACGACAATGATGACATGCAACAAGGTCACCGACACGAATAAGCAAATCATTTTTATATTCAATTTTACAGATGAGATTGCATGGATACAATACGACGCCGACCTATTTAACACATTTGAGAAGAAATCGTTTAGTCGTGCGGGATTGGAGGCAGACGAAAAGGATTACTTTTACATTCCAGTACATCTTTTAGAGACGATCAAGAAGAAACCTTCAAAATGTCTAATAAAATTGAAAAGATAGATTAAGTAATGTAAAAATGTAAAAGTAATAATGTTTAGTAATAGTATAATGCAAAAAGACGACGCTTATTATTTCCATCAGACGCCCGAATCAATTACAGCAAAATTAATAGCAGAAGTGCCGTTAGAAGAAGGCGACAGGGTGTTAGAACCCTTCAGAGGCGAAGGCACATTTTTCAACCATCTCCCAACAAATACGATTAATGACTGGTGTGAAATACAGGATGGACGAGATTTCAAAGATTATACTGATCCGATAGACTGGGTGATTTCCAATCCGCCGTTTCGCTTGGAATGCAAGACAGGGCGTGTAAATTCGTTCTACTATTTGGTGGATTACTACGCATCACGTGTCAATAAAGGAATTGCATTTTTGGGGAACGATTCTTGTTTTAGTACATTAACTCCAAAACGATTACAAGAATTACAAGAAAAGCATGGAATGTGTATTGATAAAATTGTAGTCTGCAACATCAAGAAGTGGCGTGGGCGATACTTCTGGATTATCTTTAAAAAAGGACACTCCACATTATACAAATATATTCTTGGTTCTTATTAGTTTTGATTATAAAAACACCTTTACTTCATTGACTTCTATAATGGAGGTTCTATACTCCTACTTTTTAACATTAATATAATATTAAAAAGGACTTAAACACATTTCCTTACATATATGGATAAGCAACAAAGAAATTAATACAACAACCCAGCAAATTTTAAATAACAAGTATTATTATACAATGTCATCAGGAGGTGTTTTAGATGTTCTGCAAGATTTGAGATTTAAAATACAACACACATTTAAAGTTGGAGAATTGAAACAAATTCTAAAAGAGTTAGTGGCAGAGGGACGGATCAGTTTAACTGCGAAAGAGATTAGGTCATTGAAAAAACCGCAGATAATAGACATGGTGGTTCAGGATAAATTATCAAATCCACCAAAATTGTCAGTGAGTGTCGCAATATCTAAAAAATACAAAGTCAAAGAATTAAAACACGAAGCGTTAGAACATGCAAAATCAACAGGTGGCGATAAAGCAACATTAAGCAATATTCGTAAAATGAAAAAGGCAGAATTGGTTAATTACATTGTTGTTAATAATCTCTGGCAGAACCCAGAGTCTGTACTTACTGAATCAGTGCCAACAGGAAACCCAAAACTACAAATGAAAGGAATTACTATCGGATCAAGAACAATGCCAAGAGCAACGGCAACGGCAACTGCAACGGCGACGCCAGAGATTGCAGAGCAAGAAGGATTTGTTAAACCAAATATTACTGACGAAGAAATGAGTATAATGCGACGTAATAAGTTCTGGAATTTTACGGAATATGTTGAACCATTTAAACAAATGCAAAATGGAAAAATTCCCTTACACTACACATCAATAGTTGCAGATCGTCCAGTAGAATATACATTGGTGGATAAACGAATATATGTATATTCTGACAAAGCGAACAATCCAAAAGATAAACTTTACGCAAACAAAAGATTAGATACTGAACTGGCAAAGGCACGGAAACGATATGCAAAAATAGACAGTGCAAAGTCTAAATAATATATATGTAATAACAATCTAAACATATTGTCTTACACATATATAAGGAACAAATGAATATGAATAAGTTTATCTATCAAATTGCTTACTTTCCATCGTGCCGTGCAATCAAACCGACCAGACTACTCTACTATTTAGAGCATATTGACATCACAGAACATTTTGACATGTATAATTACGTCAAGGGTGAAATGCGGATCACTATTATTCCGACGATGGAAACATCGTATGAGTACCGAATGGCGGTTCGCAACTCAACCCACTCGCAAATAGTCAGAACATTCGTGCAATACAATCAATCGCCCGTATAATTTAGATTTCTACGAGTAAAAACCTATATAAACGATATAGATTTTTACATATATATATCAAAATAGGTTATTTCAAGTAGAAATTTATAAATTTCTACTCATATATATCTAATTAGGTTCTTTATTGTAAAAATCTAATGCATATTTGTTGTAATAATCTATTTATTCAGTTTAGATTTCTTGTTTGATGCCATTGTAAATAATCTAATTCATTGGAATTGTATTATTTGATTACTTATTCCAAACATATATGTAAAGATACGCCATTATTTATTAGTTTGTTAGTTATATTTGATTATAAAAAATATTTACTCATTATATACAATGTCTCAACTATCGCAAACACGAATTGACAACAACGACGCAAAGATTTATTACGACATCAACATTACGAATGTGTTAAATCAGACAACTCAACCTCCGATTATTCAATTTAAGGAACAAAGACAGAACGCCTTTGTTAAGAATTCGGGGGATTATTACTTTAGCATTGTTCGCTTTCAACTGGATACAAATACTCTGCCCTTGTTTATCCCAGAGATTGTACCTAATCAAGCAAACATTGATCTAACA